AAGACGAAGCCCGACTCGCTGCGGGTCTCGTACAGATGCGGCTTGCTAAAGTTCACCGAATGGATATCCTTGGACCATTCTGGATACGCGAAGGAGCACGCGCAGACGTGGTGGGCCCGTCGGTTCGGAGGAGCCGCGCAGGACGCGCCCACGCTGAACGAGGCGCTGCAGGATATGTTCTTGGCGCAACGATTGACGGACGAGACACAGGCGGTAACGATCATCAAGACAGGACGATTCGCACAGATCCTTGGCGGCCGTTTGACGGCGGACCATGGGCAATACTCGAAGGCATAACACACATGGAGGAGAAGATGAGCGACTATCCAGACATTGAGATTAAGCTGACGGTATCAGGCAAGAACGAGTGCTGCTCTGCGCCTTGGTGGCTTATCATCAACCCGCACCAGAGCATGCGCTGTGACGTTCACGACATCGCATCGATGATCACTGGCCCTTTCTTCAGCAGAGAAGAGGCGCAGCAGCACTTAACCGCAAGACGCTACGCATTCGGCAAGCACGCCAAGGTCTATTGCCATAGCGGAAGCTGGACGCACCAATACAAGAACGCAACCAAAGCCATCAGCTAGCATAACACACCACACACACGGAGCAGACGAATGGACAACGAACTGAAAGCGGCGGCGCTTGCTTATGCCGCGCAGGGCTGGCAGGTATTTCCCTGCCGCCCGGGACTGAAGGAACCGCAGACGCAGCACGGCGTCAAGGATGCCACCGACGACGCCAAGACGATCGAAGTCTGGTGGGATCGCTGGCCAACTGCGAACATCGGCATGGCTTGTGGCGAGGGGTCGGGGGTTGCGGTGGTGGATGTTGATGTCGATCTTGAGAAGGGCGTCGATGGTTGGGGTACGCTTGAGGAGATGACGAAGGAGGGCCATCGGCTACCGGCGACTGTTCGCTCGAACTCACCAAGAGGCGGCGCGCACTTCTTCTACTCAGGCCTTGAGGGCTGGCCAGCTAACAAGAACGACTTCCGTAACGGGATCGACATCCGGTCGGCTGGCTACTATGTCATCCTGCCACCGTCGATCCATCCCAACGGGAAGCAGTATGCATGGCACGAAGGGGCGAAGCCGGGAGAGGTGGCGCTTGGTTTGTTCCCCGACTTCATGCGGCCCGAGCTGAAGAAGGAGCAGGAGACGCTGGCGTGGGAGGATGCGGCGCCAGCCGCCACTCCGGTCCTTGACGCCACGCAACCTATCACGGCAGACAAGAAGCCGCAGGATCGCACAGAAGGAACGCCAATCATCGAGCGTGCTTCGTTGTACCTTCAGGAAGTCGACCCCGCCGTCGAGGGACACGGAGGGCATGACGCGCTATTCTGGGCAGCCCGCGCCATGGTGACGGGGTTCGAGTTGAGCGAGGTCGACGCGGCGCGGCTGTTGTGGTCGGAGTTCAACCCGAGATGCTGCCCGCCTTGGGACTCTGCGAACGAGAAGAGCAGGAAGGACTTCAACCGGAAGATTCGCGAGGCGGCCAAGTCTCCAGGCAACAAGCCTCGTGGCTGGCTGCTGGATGAGATGGGCTTGCGCGATGGCGGCTCGCAGCTCGATAGCTTTGGCGAGGACATCCGGCTGGCGCTGATTGCGCAGCATGCCGAGGCAGTCGCCGCTCACGAGAAAGCCGCAGAGGTTACGCCACCACCCGAGGAGCCGCCGGAGGATGGCGACTATCCCGAGTGGCTGCTGAATCCTCCCGGCATGGTCGGGGAGGTATGCGATTGGATCAACGCGACGGCAGGCTGCAGGCAGCCGGTCCTCACGCTAGGCGCCGCCTTGGTGATGTGCGGGTCTGTCTTCGGTCGCAAGGTCCGCGACATCTCAGACGGTCGGACAAACATCTACGGGATGGGCGTCGCTCATTCGTCGGCAGGCAAGGACCATGCTTCTGACTGTGTATCGAAGCTGCTGGAAAAGGCTGGCGGGGAGATGCTCATCGGCGGAAACAATGTAACGAGCGACGCGGCGCTCGAGGTGAGTCTATCGGTGAATGGCGGATGCGTGCAGCTTTTCCTCTGGGACGAGATCGGCCACATGATGGCGAACATCTCCGGAGTGGCTGGCACCAACCCGCATTTGGCCAGCATCGTCCCAACCTTAATGAAGCTCTACTCGTCGCCTCACAAGGTCTACGTCGGCAAGCAATACGCTGACGCAGAGAAGCCGCTGCGCAGGATCGACCAGCCGCATGCTTGTGTGTGGGGGTACACGTCGCCGGATATTCTCTACAAGGGAATCACGGTGTCGGAACTGCGCGACGGATGGCTCGGGCGGATCATGACCTTTATCAGTCACGACCGGCCGCGCTACAAGATGCAGCCCAAGATCGCACCGCCTGCCCACTTGATCGAGAAGACGAAGGCGTGGCTCACCCGACCGCTGCCACCTGCCGAGGGCGGCAACATCACACAGGGCGCCACGACTGAGCCGATACTTGTCCCGAACACCAAGGAGGCGACCGCCGTCTTCGACGACTTCGGGACCGAGTGCCACGACCGGATGATCAGGGCGGCTCGCTTGAGTGACGATTGCCAGTTCTTGTGGGGCAAGTCGCTGCAGAATGCGCGGCGCATTGCGTTGATCGTGGCAGCCGGTGACCGCTTCGACCATCCAGAGATCACCGAGTTTCATGCCAAGTACGGCTGCGCATTGGCCCGCGCCTGTGTCGCATCGTTCAGCAAGGAGATCGTCGCGCATATCACCGACGGCATCCACGACAAGATCAAGAAGGACATGGTCGAGAAGATCCGCGTCAGAGGCTCCGCTGGCATGAGCAAGTCTGACCTCACGCGGGCCACACAGGGGATACCGAACCGGCGCGTCAGAGACGACTACATCGCAGACCTGGTCGAAGCGAAGGTACTGGTCGAAGGCAGGCACCCCGAGCATATCAAGGCGAGGAGCTGGCTATGGGTCTACCCTCACGGCTTGGACTTGGTGGAGAAGGCGAACCAGATGCTGAACGAAGGGGTGGCGGTATGAGCAAGGGCAGCGATCATAGCCGGATAGTCAAGACCAAGTTCGACAAAGGAATGGACCACTACGAAACACACAACCGCGAGCGCCTCCGCAAACTGCGCGAGACGTTTCGCAAGAGGAAAGGCGGCAGGAGATGAGCGAGCAAGACACACGACTCATGCATCGGCTATGGATAAAGAAGCAGCGGAAGAAGCACAACACGACCGGAGAGTTCATCGATCTGGGAGACGTTTGCCGGTGCGAGATATGCGCGTGCGACGGAAACAACGAATGCGGGCATGAGTGCCTAGGCGACGACTGCGCACTTGACGACAGCATGATCTGCGATTGCTGCTCAATCGAGAACACGCCAGCAACAGACGACGAGTATGATGAAGGGGTAGGCCAGACCACCATGTTCGCCAAGCCGCTGACCATCTATCCATCGGGACCAATGACGGGCGTCAAGGATTACAACTATCCGCGCTTCAATGAGGTGGCCGGCTTACTGCGCGGCATGGGTCATGAGGTACTGAACCCGGCAGAACATGAGCCGCCGATGGCCAACCCTACCCACGCCGACTACCTCGCTATGGACCTGCCAATGGTGGAGGCGTGCGACGCGGTCGTCTTGCTCGAAGGCTGGATGAGCAGCAAGGGCGCGAGGCTTGAAGTCGCGCACGCCATACGGCACGGCAAGGAGTTGATGCTGGTCGAGCAGTTCGGCATCTCGCCGAAGTGGAAGGGGGTGGGGGTATGAGGTATCTATGCACAGAATGCGGGGCTGAATTCTCGAGCGAGGAATGCGGCGAGGATCCGCGCGACCTCGGCTGCCCAGAGTGCGGCAGCATGGATCTGGACGAGGAGATGAACCAATGACCAACGAATCGATCACCATCATTCTCCCCCTGCCGTCGAAGTATCTCGGGATGAATCATCGGCCCCAGTCGAGAGGCGCTTGGATGGGCATCTCGAAGCTACGCAAGAAGCAGAAGCTGACGGCATGCGAGAAGGTACTGGAGTGCTTTGTCGAGTCGGCGCCTTGGGCGAAGGCAGAGACGCAGGCCACCTTCTTCCATGCTATCGCCCGCGACCGGGACTGCGACAACTTCCTCAGTATGCTGAAGGGAGCGCACGACGGCATCGTCCTGGCTGGCCTGCTGACCAACGACACCCACAAGGAGCTGACGCCACTCGCGCCCAAGTTCGAGAAGGACATCGAGTGTCCGCGCGTCGAGATTGAGATCAGGCGCTTGGCGTAGTCACCCCAACCAGACACGAAGGAGCCCGCGGCTTAATTGCCGCGGGCTCTTTTGGTTTGGGGTTGTGGTGGCTAGTCGTCGTCGCCGTCCTCCTCCTCGTTGTCGCACCCGTTCGGGCATTCGTCCGGCTCCTCGTAGTCCTGCCAGTAATGCGCACCGCATACCGGACACTTGCGCTGGTAGCCTCTGCTCACTTGGGCACCTCCTTACCGCCATTCACCCACCCGCACCACGGACACCGGAAGCGACCAAGCCCGACGAAGCGCATACGAGGACGCACCTCGCAGCCGTCGGCCTCGCATCGTGGCGCCTTGTCGTCGAGTGGCTGCTTGAGTCCCTGTCCGGCGGTCATGATTGGCCCGCCTTTGTCGGTCGTCCGGTCTTCTGCTTGCCCATGCCTGCCTTCATGCCTTTGGGCAGGTCAAGGAACTTCGACTTGATCAGCGCCGCCTCGATGATGTGAGAGCGGAACTCGCCGGTCTCCTTCATCTTGGCTTCAAGCGCATTGAAGATTGTCTCGTTAAGTGTGATCGCCGTCCCGATGCGTTTGGTCTTCTGCTTCATGGTCTCGTCCTTTCGATGTGTTCGTTTATCGTTTCAAGTATCAGCGACCCCACAACGAGGGCAGCCAGTGTCAGCCAGCCGAATGTCTGGGCGGTCATCATAGCGACGTGCAGATGACGACGTCATGCGTCCGCATCGGGCAGTCGGGCGGTATGCCTGTGTCTGGCCCGCCATCCTTCAGATGGACATGACAGCCGCCAGCCATCCGCAGCTCGCTGTCGTCGTCTGCTACCTTGCATTGCCCGTTGCATCCTCGCACCGGGCATTCCTCGTGGTTGTCGATCATGATTTGCATGTCGTGGTCCTTTCGGTTTTGGTTGCTCTGTCGTCGAGGTACTCTCCCACCGCCGTCATGGCGGAGTCAAGCCGCTTGATGTCGCTAGGGTGGCCAGCGATCGTTCGCTTCATGTGCATGTGCAGGCCGGCGGCAAGCGTGGTCGTGTGGCGTGGTGTGCGGACGCTGAACAGGCTCGCGCTCTGGTTGGTGGCTGACAGGGCGCGGCTGATCTCGGCGTCTGTCCAGTGCCATTGAGGCGCGGCGGTTGCGTTGTGGTTGATTAGGTGCATGGGGTTAGCTCCATGATGATGCGCTCGGCGATCCACCGAGGGACGGGGACCGGCCACGAATTGCCGAGGGCTTTATACCGAGGACCGTCTGGGCACTCCGCGACGTACTTTTTCTTCCATGGGATGCGGGTATAGTTGTCCTTGAAGCCCTGGAGCCGCTCGCACTCGATGGGAGTCAGGCGCCGGACTTGCATCGACTCAAGGACGGCATTCTCGGCGCCGTGGTTCCTTCCAAGAGCGTGGGCGAGGTTGTCGCCAATGATCGGGTCTTGCGTGCCGTGGACCGAGACGACCGGCGTCCCTCTGCCCGTCCCGTCCTCGCTGGCGTCGTGGCTGGTTGTGAGGGTGTGGGCGACGCCGCCGCCTACAGAGCACACCAGATCGGTCGCGTCCTTGTAGTCGCGGGCCTTTAATGCAGAGGCGGAGTCGTCGTCGGCATATTCGCCGAAAGCAGTCATCCGGAAGGCTACATATGCATCCGAGTCTAGCCGGTGGCTTGCGTTGCTACGCGCTCTAAGGCAAGGCGCAACGTCGGGGGCAAATCCTTCCCCCGCTTCGCGGCTCGGCGCAGTATCCCGGCGCACGCCTTCGCGCTCAAAAAGTACCGCGATGGGATCGAGGTCGTCTCGAGCACTTGCGACAACCCACACACGGCGGCGGCGTTGGGCCAGTCCGAAATATTGGGCATCGAGTATCCGCCAGCAGACTGTTCGCCGGGGGCCAAACACACAACCAGCGTTTGTCCATCCTTCCCGCGGAGGCTGCAGCTCCTCGTCTTCTCCGGCAAGTCCAGCAAGGAAACAGCCGAAGGCGTTTGTCTTATCCGAGAGGACACCTGGCACGTTTTCCCAGATGATGACCGCAGGCTCATCGCCTCGCCCGACTCGAACATCGTCAATTGTGTTTGCGATCCTGCAGAACTCGACCGACAGCTGTCCTCTTTCATCTCCTAGTCCTCCTCTTAATCCTGCCACGCTGAAGGCTTGGCATGGTGTTCCTCCGGTGAATACGTCCGGGGCTTCTACTTCGCCGGCTTCGATCCGGTCTGCGATGGTTGTCATGTCCCCGAGGTTTGGCGTGTCGGGGTAGTGGTGAGCCAGTACGGCACAAGGGAAAGGCTCGATCTCGGAGAGCCAAGCGGTCGACCATCCAAGCGGATGCCAAGCAACCGAGGCGGCTTCGATGCCGCTACATACTGAAGCGAAGCGCATGCTCATCTCTCCCACCACCGATCCTGCCGCTTGGCCTCGCCGCGGTAGTAGCAAAAGGCTCCGCCCATCATGGCGACGAAGGCGGCAAGGTAGATCCAGATCTCCATCACGCCACCACCTTCCACTCGTTGCTATGCTGGCCAATGAAGACCGCCAGCACCTTGATGTCGTCGTGCGTGGCCTTGACGCCTGCATCGAACGGGCTGATTGCCTGGATGTGGCGGGTCACTGCGCCGCCGTGCTGGGTGCCTATTACTGTGTAGGTGGTGCCCGCCTTCCGTGGTTCGTGGTCGAGGCCGTTGTCTTGGGTGCCGGTGGTGGTTTCTTCCAAGAGCGCCAAGTCATAGACGAGCAGTTCACACCACACCTTGTTAGGTTCGGACACAAGCGCGAATTGATACCAGTACCCGTTGCCGCTCCAGTTGTGGCCAAGGTAGACTAGCCGCTCTGCCGCGTGCTTGAAGTTGTACTTGCCGCCGATCTTCAGTTCTGTGTCGCTCATGTCTCGCTCCTTCTGCCCGCCGTGCTGGCGGGCGGTGTGTGGGTGGGTGGTTAGAACCAGACCAAATAGGTGCCGTTGTCCTCGTCGCCTTCGAGCGTCCTGCCGTCCGTCTTGAACAGCTCGGCCTTGCTGGCTCCGTCGATGTCCATGACGATCCGGCGCTCGATCTCCTCGTGGCTCATAGTCCCGGACCATGACCCTTCCATCATATAAGGGTTGTCCTTGATGTCCTTGGGTCCGCTCCAGTTGGCGTGTGGTGTTGTGTCGCTCATCGTCTCGCTCCTCGGTGTGTGTTTCGCCTTCGTCGTTCAACTGATTCAAACCTACTTGATGCCCGATTCGATTGCAACATCTTTTTTAATAAAAGTTTACAAGGGGAAAGCCAGCGGCAATCAGGCCGCTGGCTCTGTGTGGCTGGCTACGATCTGCGAGGGCGTCCTCTCTTGCAGTTGCCCATCCCGGCAGTCGTTCCGGCAGGTAGTTCCAGCAGCCCGGACATGATCAGAGCCTGCTCGATGATGCGGCTCCTGGTCTCTCCGGTAAGCTCGACGCGGGTGTCTATGGCGCGCGACAGCGGCTCGTGTATCCTGATGCACGCCGTTATTCTCTCGTTCGGTTTTTTCATCTGGTCCTCTTCTGTTGTTTTCGAGCTGGCCAATCCTGCTCGATCTGCCATTACTGTATATAAAGCTATAGCAGAAAGCAACAAGGAAATACCATATAGATATAGCAGTGGTCATTCACATTGCGTACAGGATTCGTTTTGGGTTCAGAGATCAATTTGATTCAAGGTTAAATTCAAGGCGATCTTGAAGAGCTGGGGTGGTGTAAGTCGTTGATAGAGAGTATAGTTGTAATATATAAAAAGTATAATTCATTAATTCATCATGTATCATTTTCTCCTGTGTATACGTGTATGGGGCTACCCCCCTGTATATAAGACCCCCCATTGAAAACGTGATTTTTCCTATTTGACAACGCAAGTCTTTGCGGTATAAGCACTTAGCGTTTCACTACTCTTCAAGGTGGCGATTTGAAGTTTCGTGATTTATTCGCAAAGCGGTAAGGGTCAGGAGGTTATGCCGTTTGATTTTTCGTGAAGAGCGATGGAGGGCATATCTTGTCTAAATAAGGGCGAGTGCGTCAGATTCAGAGCTCGACATCTGCTTCGACACGATCGCCGAGTGGTGCAGCCCGGGCGGCGAGTATTTCAAGCCCCAGTTTTCCGAAGCCGTAAAAAGAGGGCTGGTGCTTTCGCAGGCATGGTGGGAGAAGCACGGCAGGAAGAACCTCGACAACAAGGACTTCAGCTATACCGGCTGGTACATGAATATGAAGAACCGCTTCGGCTGGCGCGACAAGCAGGAGATCGACCACACGTCCGGCGGCGAGAAGATGGAGCCGACTCGGATCGTGTTTGAGAGGACCGCGGCCAAGGACGACTAGCTCGGGAGGGCATTGGATGAAGCTCAACATCGGCAGCAACGACGTCCGCCTTGACGGATACACCAACCTCGATATGAGAGATGGCCAGCACGTTGACATCGTCGACGACGCGGCCACCCTGGCGACGGTAGCTGATGGATCATGCGAGGCGATCACCGCCCACAACATCCTCGAGCACTTCCCCTACGACCAGACGGCAGCCGTGCTGGCCTGCTGGGTTCGTAAGCTGAAGCCCGCGGGCATCATCTCGATAGGCGTGCCAGATGCCGAGCTCGTCTTCGCGAGGTGGATGCGCGGCGAGTGCACTCGGGCCAAGTACCGCGGCGACCAATGGCTTGACGCGCAGCATAGCTTCTTTGGCAACCTTGACCTGTTGAGGTCATGGCACGGAGACGCGGCGGCCATGTACGGCCATCAGGCGCTATTCAGCGAGGGCAGCTTGCGAGAGCTGATGGCAAGCGCCGGCCTGTCTGACATCGTCAAGGTGAAGCCGAACCATAGCGACAACGTGACGCTTGATGGGAGGCTGGCCGATGGCTGAACTCCATTTCTCCGACAAGTACCGCCCGCTGTTCGAGCCGGTCCCGGTTCGCTATGTGGTCCAGACCGGCGGTCGCGGATCCGGCAAGAGCTTCGCGCTGTCTGCTGCTATGGCGGCAAGGGCTGACATGGCCAAGGGCTGGAAGATGCTTTACACCCGCTACACGATCACGAGCGCGGCCGACTCGATCATCCCTGAGTTCATGGAGAAGGTCGAGCTCATGGGATTGGCCAGCCGCTTCGAGCAGACGAACAAGGACATCGCCAACACGGCGACCGGGAGCGAGCTGCTCTTCCGTGGCATCAAGACCAGCAGCGGCAACCAGACCGCCAAGCTCAAGAGCCTGCAGGGCGTCAACGTGTGGGTGCTCGATGAGGCCGAGGAGCTCGACGACGAGGATACCTTCGACACCATCGACCTATCCGTCCGGGACTCGAGGCGCGACAACCTGATCGCCTTGTGCTTGAACCCGAGCCACAAGAAGCACTGGATCTATCGCCGCTTCTTCCTCGATGCCGGAGTCGCCCCTGGCTTCAATGGCGTGGCAGGGGATACGCTCTACATCCACACTTCCTACGAGGACAACCGGAACAACCTGCCCGCCGACTACTGCGCGATAGCCGACCGCATGAAGGAACTCAACCGGCCTAAGTGGGATCACATCTGGGCGGGCTCGTGGCTCGATGAGTTGGCCGGCGCCTTGTGGAACTGGAACATGATCAACGACGCCCGGGTCACCCCCGAGGACGTGCCGGACCTCGACCGTATCGTGGTGGCTGTAGACCCTGCCGTCACAAGCAGCAAGAACTCAGACGAGACCGGCATCGTCGTCGTGGCCACTGGCGTCGATGGCCACTACTATGTCATCGAGGACGCCACGCTGAAAGCCTCGCCGCTTGGGTGGGCGCAGGAAGCTTGCCGTCAGTATGCCAAGCATGGCGCCGACCGGATCATCGGTGAGGTGAACAACGGCGGCGATATGATCGAGTCAACATTGCGGCAGGTCAATCGCGAGGTGCCATACCGCGCCGTCCATGCAAGCCGGGGGAAGATCATGCGGGCCGAGCCGATCGCGGCGCTATACGAGCAAGGCATCGTTCACCACGTCGGCACCTTCGTCGACATGGAGACTGAGCAAATGACCTTTACAGGCTCGGCAAAGGATGCTAGTCCTAATCGCCTAGACGCGGTGGTCTGGGGCCTAGCCGAACTCAGCAACGGCGCCGGCTACTGCGTCGGGACGGATGAGGAAGACGAACACAAGGACGAACCAGACGGGCCGCAGAACGCGGACGTCGACGATGAAACCGCATGGGAGTGATGAGATGAAGGTTGAGAAATTCGCGAAGGTATTCAACATCCGCAAGTACGGACAGATCCTGATAACCGTCTACGATGACACCGACGACGAGACCGGAGATGATGTCCGCGTGCTCGACTACGCATTCGCGCCGCATCCAAGCATGGACGTCTGCCATGCGAAGTTCAGCTTCAGCAAGGAAGCCGATGCGGATAAGTCATTCCGCCTTCTGCGTCGGAAGCATGCCCGCGCTTTCTGCAAGTCGCAGATTGATCCCATCCGCGAAGCGTTCGCGCCGGAGGCCGCCCAATGACCACCACCATCTCCGCAACCGAGCAACGCATCGCCACGCTACGACGCGAGGCAGACACCGCAGAGCAGGCGCTCGTTCGTCAGCGAGTGATCGCCGCCAAGCCAATGGCGCGGGCCAAACGGCAAGGGCGGCTCAACGTGGCGACCATCTGCAATGCGGGTTGGCTCAACACGCACACCGCTCGCTTCATCCAGCTGGCCCGCAAGGCTATGCCCGACGCGAACTTCTCGCTGCTGTATGTTGGCGAGTCGGACGCACTGAAGGCAAGCAAGACGCCCGACCGATTCGACCGCGTGCTTGAGGCGACCATTGCCGACAAGGACGCCCCTGGCTATCTCGCCTACAACGCGCCGCGCTATGGCCTCTGCTCGCTCATGGACTGCGAGACGGTTGTCTACCTCGACCCCGACATCGATGTGCTTGCCGACATCAGCGCGCTGCCTGACGAATGCGACACTGCGCTCGGATGGTGCCGGTCTCCTGTTGAGCCTGCCGGATTTGCTGAAGCCATGCGAGCGTGTGGCGTACCGGATGGCGGCATCTGGTCCAACAGCGGGACGCTCCTGCTGCGAGGCGACTACAGCGAGCAGTATGCGGCCGCATCGCAGATGGCCATCAAGAGCGGCATCGATCCGCGCATGGTTGGCAATGCTGCGTTCTCCGTCATGCTGCGGGCTGGCATGGTCGACCACGCGGAGATCCCCTACAAGTATGGCTCGATCTGGTGGGACCAGACCAACTACTCGCGAGCCTTGTGCCTGCACTATTGCAACGACAAAGGCAAGGCGCGGCGGGATGCGCTGGCGTCTGTCTGGGCTGGGTGATTATTTATTGTTGACGCGGGGGCGGCATTCTGAAATGCTGTCCCCGTCGACCGCATCAAGCGGCAGGCACGACGACACACAACACACACACAGTAGGAGACGACGATGACCGACGCGACGACAAAGACCCTTCCCTCACTGGCCTGCAAGGTCAGCACCTCAGCCAGCAAAGCACTTCTGATCGACAAGCTTCGCTTGGCCGGCTACAGGGTCAACGCAGCAACCGACCCCGAGAATCTTCGGTGGTGCGTGATGATGACCAATTCCAGCAACAATGCCGTCTTCCGCATGTCTGGATCATTCAACCCAAGCTCGCCATCATCAGTCGACTTCCCTGAAGCCTGCCGGATCCTCGACGAGCTGATTGCCGGCACGACCCCCGCCCCCACCCCCGCCCCCAAGCCACCGCGCTACACCGACGCGATGCCGGTCCGCACGTTCGCGGATGGGACGAAGTTTGCAGGCGACTTGATCAACGGCTTCACTCGTCAGTCAGAAGAGGCAGTCCTCGAGAACTTGATCAAAGAGCGCAGCGCCGCCAATGACAAGATCAAGGCGCGCCGCCTCACCCTCCGCCGCCACGACGCCTACCTCAAGGCGCACGGCAAAGGCGGTGCGGCATGAGTGACGGACGGACCACGCTGCAATACCTACAAGACGCTATCAGTAAAGAGATGAACCTGCTGAAAGACACAGACTTCGTCGGGAAGTTCGCGATCAACGCGCGATTGAAGATCCTGAGAGAGCAAGCAGCAACAGAGATCGAGCGCATCGAAGGCGGTGCGGTATGAACGCGGCCATCGTGCTCCTGGTTGTCATCGTCGCGCTGATCGCCACGCTGTCCGGTATCGTTGGAATGGCGGACACCATCGCCGCACTGAAGGATGCGGTCGCGTTCAAGGACAAGCAGTTAGCGATAGCTGACGAGTTCGTCAGCCGCCGCAGGTCTGACCGCGAAGAGCTGGCCACCCTGAAGATCCGGCACTCCAAGCTAACCGACAAGCACGAGGCGGCGACTCGTCGCATCGCGGAGCTTGGGCGCATCGTGCGGCTGGGGACTGAAGGGGGTGGGGCGTGAGGATTCAGATCATCGTCTCCGGAGATGGCTGGGTGCTGGATCGGTATGCCCAAGTGCTGGCCTGTGGGTTGCGCAAGGCGGACCCGTCGAGTCTGATCGTCGTCAACTCCGACCCGAACTTCTTCAAGGCCGACATCACCTATCTGATGAACTACGCGCAGGTCGGCAAGCTGACGACCGAGGGCATACAGGCAGGCGTCTACGGCAAGGTCGTCTCGATGCTCACGCACCGGGAACCGACCGAGCCGCTCGCCACCCTCTGGGATATGGCCTGCCACTACTCCGACGCGCTGGTCCCGATGAGCGAGACGACGGCGGCCAGCGTCGACCCGCAGTATGCCGACAAGGCGACGACCATCCCGCTCCCGGTGCGCGACTGCATCACCAACCGGAAGCCGCGCATCGGGATCGCTGCTTGCCGCAACCCTGGCAACGAGTGGCGCAAGGGCTGGGATCTGGTCGACCGGCTGCGGGCGGATCATCCGGAGCTTGAGGTCGTGCGGACGTATGGAGGCCTGTCAGACGCGGATCTCGTGGCATGGTATCGCTCGCTCGACGTCTACCTATGCGCGAGCCGCTACGAAGGCGGCCCGATGGGAGTGGCCGAGGCTGATGCCTTGGGCGTGCCGTTGGTGCTGCCTGCTGGCGTTGGGTGGTGTGATGAGTATGATGCGGAATGGAGGTTCAAGGCCGGCAATTACTCAGCTATGGAGCAAGCCGTGAAGCTGGCGACAGCAACGCCGCCGGCCATGCCGACCGAGTCGACCTATGCCTTCGCACATTGGGAGTTGTTCGAGGGGCTGGTGCCCTTCTAACTTTTATTGCGTTTGGCGTTGACGGGGCGATGGGTGCTGGGGTAGGTTGGGTGCAGGTACGAAACGAACCACGCACACACAACAAGGGAGCAGGTCATGAACGGGCAAGAAAAGCAAAGGATGCACATCCTGACGGACGCGGACGCAATCGACAACCCTCCTCTCAGCGCAGTCGAAAAGCATGAGCTGGACCAGCTACAGACCCAGTACATTCTTGAGCAGGAGAAACGCTACCGGAACACGGGAGATCCCCTCGGGTAGCACCAACAGGCAAGAGAGCCGACAGGAAGTCGGATAGAATCCGAGAAAGTGGATAAGGTCGTAGCCAGCCGCCACCTGCAGGTTCGAGTCCTGCCTCTTGCTCCATCCCCCTAATTCTTAACCCTTGCACAACCCCCACGCCGGAGGCTATCATTCTACACATGGATATTCAAAGCTCCCTCCACCGAATCAAACAAGCTGGCAGTAACCTGATGGGCGTACTCAGCGCGCCGCATGGATCGCTGTCGGCATTGCAGGGCATGTGCTCGAAGAAGAAGGGCGAGCCCAAGACTGACGCGCAGAGCAACGTCAACCGCTATAAGGGCTGGGTCCATGCAGCAGCCAGCCTGAACTCTGGCGAGATGGCGACTGTCCCGCTGCGCCTGTATGCCACGCGAGGAGCTGGCCAGCAGAAGGCAGGCATCCGCTCTGGTATTGGCAAGAGCATCGGGCGCACCATCAGCAAGGCAGAGCGCGCAGTGCTTGCCAAGGGTACAGCCGGACAGTCGGCCCGCTTCAGGGCGGCCGAGGATATCGAAGAGATCACCATCCACCCATTCGTCGTCATCTGGGGCAATAGCTTTTTCGACCGCTCGCTCTCTGCGCTGTTTGGCGAGCTGACCGGGAACTCGTACTTGGCATGGGGCGACGGCACGCTTGGCACACCGGAAGGGCTGACCGTTCTTCCGTCGCAATACGTCACACCGATAGTGGCCGGCGGTGAGATCGTCGCCTACAAGTTCGGCAAGGGCTGCCAGAAGGTGACCATCCCCGCCGAGAACGTGGCGCATACCCGCTTCCCTAATCCCTGCAACAACTACCTAGGGCTTGCGCCTCTGTCCGCCGCAGCCATGGCAGCCGACCGCGATGTCGACATGGACATTTACGAGGGGAGCCTGAACAAGAACCACGGGCGCCCCGACTTTGCTGTGATCCTCAAGAAGGACGGTGTCACCCCGAAGGAGGTCAACTCCTACAAAAAGGAATGGCAAGCGCAATGGGGCGGGGTAGCCAATAGCGGCAAGGCCATGTTCACAGGCGGCGAGGTAGACATCAAGAACCTTGGCTTCTCTCCTCGCGAGATGGCATTCCTGCAGGGACGCAAGCTGACAGCCGACCAGATCTTCGCCGCCTTCTCCGTGCCTGCCGCGTTGGCCAGGGCTGAAGGAGTCAACCGCGCCACGATGGAGACTAGCGTCTATATCTGGCACCGCTCCGGGATCCTGCCACGCCTACGCATGAGCGAGGCCGTACTGAACGAGCAACTGATCAGCCGCTACAATGAGCCTCGCCTCTTCGTCGCCTACGACAACCCCGTCGAATCAGACCGCGACTTCGAGCTGAAGAAGGCCGAGACCATGCTGAAGAACTACGCGCTGACGATCAACGAGGCGCGTAATGCTGAAGGGCTGGAGTCTGTCGATTGGGGCAATGTCCCACTCGTGCCGTCCTCCGGTCTTGAGATTGGCACGCAGCCGCAGGCCACCGTCGTACCGCCGATGAAGGCGACCAAGGCGGTGACCAAGGCAGGCGATCCTGACGACGCGCCCGATCTTGCAGGCGGTCCCAACACCGGACCCAACTCGCAAGAGAAGAAGATCATGGCGGTGACCAACAACATGCAGACCGACCAGCAGCGAGACCTCATGGGTGAGTTCGACCGCGTGGCAGTCACCGGCAACTATGACGCCATCAAGTACGCGCCGCAGTCCTACGCGACCAAGTACCTTGACGACGCTGTCGCGGCGATGACGCCAGCATGGGAGCGCGGTCTGGTGGTTGGCAACATTGGCCTGCCCGATGGCTCGAAGATTGACGTCGGCGCCTTCATAGATCAGCCGCAAGCGCAAGAGGCGATCAACAAGAACACGCTCAAGTTCCTGAACAGCGAGGGCGAGACCATCGGCAAGGACTTCCGGTCCCGCCTGTCTGCTGGCATCAAGGACGGTGACAGCATCCCCGAGCTACGCAAGCGGATCGATGGCATGTTCGGCACCGAGGAGCGCAACGCTCGCAGCCTGATGATCGCCCGCACCGAGTCAGCCCGCGCCATCGAGCTGGGCCGCGAGGCATCATGGCAGGAGTCTGGCGTGGTAGTCGGCAAGCGGTGGGATGCCAACGGCGACGCCTGCCCGTTCTGTCAGTCGATGCACGGCAAGGAGATCGGGCTGTCCGGGAACTACTTCAAGATGGGCGAGACGCTGACCGTCAACTTCGAGGGCAACGACGTCCATCTGCCGTTCAACTACGGCGACACTCCAGCCCCACCGCTGCATCCTAATTGCCGGTGCGTGCTCGAGCCGATTCTTTCAGAGGCATAAACAGAGGAGGACGGGATGGCAATACCAGAGCAGAACAAGAAAGCGCCGCTAGTTTTTGTGCGGTCGGATCGGGAGATGATAAAGGTTGGCAAAAACGGCAGCGTGGATACTGGGTATGATGTCTGGGAGATGGATACACCGACGCAGACCGTCTACTTCATCCCGTACATGACCGGCGCCATCTCGTTCGCAGAGCCAAAGGCGGGTGGCCAGTGAGCAGCAAACCAAAGCGCCCCCTGGTCATTCTCGGGGCAGGGCCGACCATAGCGCAGGGCCTACAGATTGCGCGCGATAAGCACTGCGAGTGCTGGGGATGCAACTACATGGTGAATCCGGAGATCACCATGCTGTTCCAGATGCACGGCGACAGCTTCGTCAAGGCGCGGTTCTTGTCTCACTACCTCGAGCACCCGCCAAAGGTGCCGCTCATCATGCAGCACAAATGGGACGAGCTACCGACGAGCGTGGCCTTCCCGATGGCGGAGCACGAACGAGACGCAGGCTTTCGCAGGATGACTATCACAGGCCCCGATGGTCGCCGCAACGCCAAGCCGTACCACGCTTGCACGATGGGCTACATGCTCGCGCTGGCTATGGTCACCGGCGAGTATGACATGATCCACATCTACGGCGTCGACTTCTACGCGGAGCTGCGGCACGAGTCAACCTATGAGCGGCCGAGCGTCGAGTTCTATATGGGCATGGCGTTGGGTCGCGGTATCACGCTGGACATCCCAGAGAACAGCAGGCTGCTGACGACAAGCGACAATCACCGGCAAGTCTACGGGTTGGAATACAATCCCGAGCTGGCCACCAATGAGATCAACGCTCTTAGTGAGCTATAAGAAAGGCGGCACCCTATGCCCATGCGAAAGTTCAAACTGTCCAAGCTCCTGACCAGCATCGACAAGGAGCAAGGGAGCCGCATCGTCGAGATCATGGAGCCGGTCGCCAAGGACTTGGGCGTCGAGGTTGGCGCCATCGAGGTGGTGCGTCGGGATGTGTCGGCGGATCCTGACACCGTCAAGGCGGCCGCCAAGTTCGAGGGCGAGCCCAAGCTTGCCGAGGGAACCTTCCCGATGCTCATCACCACCCGCCAGCTCGACCGGGATAATGAGATCATCATGCCCAAGGGTATCGACTTGAGCGAGTGGAAGAAGACCGGCGTCGTCATCGATTGCCACGACTACAGCAAGCTGCCTCTCGGTAAGTGCGTATGGGTAGGCGTGAACGACTTCGGCATCAAGGTCCACATCGAACCAGCCCCCACCGATCGCGGCACCGAGCTGCTGGCGCTCTCCAAGTTTATGACGCTGACGAGCTCCATCGGGATGGGTCGCTGCAAATATCTATGGAGCGACTCGCCCGAGTTCGCCAAGATGCGCGACAAGATGGAGCGCGACTGGCCGGAGTTCAAGAAGAAGCAGAAGGACGACCTCTGTGGCATCATCGAGAAGTGCGTCCTCCTGGAGCTGTCGATCGTGCCGGTGCCTGCCAACCCCAACGCCGTCCAGACCGCAGCCGCGAAGTCGGCAGTGGCCGGCGATGACTTGAGCGACGACGAGAAGACGATCGTCCGCAAGGCGTTTGACTTGGGCGAGGAAGATCAAGACCTCGACACGCCGGAAGGTCATCAAGTCAAGGCGCTCGAGTCCGAGGTCCGCGACCTCAAGGCGAAGGTCGACCAGCTCATCACCGAGAAGGCAGAGAGCGAAGAGACCGCGCGCCTCGTCGCCGAGAAGCTCGCCAAGGCAACGATCAAACCGAAGCACGTCGTCGAGGTCGTCGCGACTCGCTCGGTCGAAGTGGTTGGCCAGCACATCGATGTCGTGGCTATCACGGAACACGCTCTTGACATGAGCCGCGGGCTTGTGTGACAATTCTCCTATGACGCAGCACGCAAGCTGGGGCCATCCATAGCCGACCGGCGCGGGCAACAGAACGAAACGAATCAATCCACCTTGAAAGGGTGACCAATGAAAACCAGAATCAAACTGTTGAACGACATCGAGATCGACGACAAGTCTTACAAGGCTGGCCAGATCCTCGAGGTCGAGAAATCCCACGCCGGCGAGTTGCTGGTTGACGGATCTGCCGAGCTTCACGAAGAGAAGCAGCTCACGAACGAAGACGTCGAGAAGGCCGTCAAGGCTGCAGTCGAAGGCGCTAAGATCGGCGACCTGATCAAGGACGGCCTCGAGTCCATTCAGGTCAAGGCCGAAGAGTCCGACCCCTCCGCCGGATACGCCGCACCTTTGGCCGCTGGCCAGAAGCGCAGCAAGGGCGCCAAGATCCACGCCGCTGGCATGTACCTGATGGACGTCCAGAAGTCCGCAGGCGGGGAAACCCCCGAGCGTCTGACCAAGGCCATGGAGCTGATCGAGAAGGCCGCAGGCACTCCCGGCCAGATCATCGCGATCGATCCCGACGGTGGCTTCGCTGTTCCGGCAGAGACACGGATGGAGCTCGAGGGCGCAACCCTCGAGGCCGCAGTGGTTCGCCCTTCCGCGACCATCCTGCCGATGAGCACGAAGACGCTCAACCGCACCCGCGTCCAGGACTACACCCACGCAAGCGGCGCCGTCTCCGGTGGTGCGATTGCCTACTGGGAACCCGAGAACGCCACGCTGACGAGCTCCAAGATTCAGCTCGAGCAGGTCAAGCATGACCTGCAGAAGCTGACCGCGCTCGGTTACATGAGCCACGAGGCGATGACATTCAGCGCTGTCTCTGGCGGTTTGCTGGTGCAGGAGCTGGGCAAGGCCATCGCGTTTGCCGAAGATGGTGCCTTCCTCACGGACGGCACCGGCGCAGGCATGCCGCAGGCTGTCATGAACGCCACCGCCAAGATCGCGATCACTCGCTCGGTGGCTCTGTCTGTCATCCAGAACGAGATCGTGACCATGATCTCCCGCCTTCGCATCAAGCAGGCTGGGTCGGTCAAGTGGGTTGCAAACCAGGAACTCCTGCCCGCCTTCTCGCAGCTGAACATCGCTGTTGGAACCGGCGGCGCTCCTATCTGGATTCCGTCGAACGACGCGAGCAAGGGCTTCCCCGGCACGCTGTACGGCTACCCCGTCCAGTGGTCCGAGCAGGCCGAAAGCGCTGGCACCGCCGGCGACTTGATCCTCGGCGACTTCAGCCAGTACGAGATCGGAGATCATACCTCCGGCCCCGAGGCTGCTGAGTCGATGCACATCAAGTTCCTGGAAGCTCAGACCGCCTTCCGCATCGTCAAGTATGTGGACGGAATGGTCAGCCCCAAGAAGGTGTTCACGCCGAAGAACGGCGCGACCCGGGCCCCGTTCGTGCATCTCACCACGAAGACCAGCTAGACCAACTGAAACCCAAGCGCCGGCGGCTAGACAACCTAGCCGCCGGCCACTGAAAGGATAAGACCATGAGACTCTCCGACAACGTGAAACTCTCGCAGCCCGACCTCGTGCTGGCTGCCGCGACCACCTTCACCACCGACACGAACGTGGTGGATCTGAGCAACTACCGCCGCGCTCGCGTGATCCTGACCTTGAACCAGGCAGGCGCCGGCACGGCGACCGTCACGCTCAAGCAGTCCGCAGCGGCTGACGGCTCCGACGAGAAGGCGCTGGCGTTTGCTGGCTACCTGAAGAACGAGACAGGCGTCACGACCGACGTGCTGACTGCTGTCGTCGCCACCGCGCTGACGACTGCTGGACCCACGACCGGACAGAACACCTACATCTTCGAGGTGAAGGCCGACGATCTGGATGCCGACAACTCCTTCCGCTATCTGCGGATGGACGTCACCGGCATCTCGAACAACACGACCGCCAGCCTTGCCTACGAGCTGTACTGCCCCCGCCAGACTTGCGGCGCGACTGACATGCCCGCAGGCATCGCCTAGCATCATCATAGCGCTGGCCGGCACTAATAGCCGGCCAGCTCTCCTACTGAAAGGGACACGATGAAAAAGCTTCTCTCTCTCGCCTTTGCCTTGCTGATTTGCGGCGCTGCCTACATGGTCGCCGACACGACCTTCTCGTGGTCGAACGGCAACCAGACCGGCACGCTGACCTATGTCGGCCTTGGCCTGTCTGCTCCCGTCATCACTGGCGCGATCACCGTCGACGACGTGACTGCCGAAGGCGCCGTAACGCCAGCCGCCACCAACGCCCCGGCATTGGTTAGCTCTGTCGATGCCGTCTATGTGAACGTGACAATCGGCGGCGAGGTCTACGTCTTGACCGCCTACCAGCTCGACGACTAGATTCTCCTGTAGCCTCCCACCAGGCTAGGGGCCGCCGTCTCCTCCCGGCGGCGGCCCCGTTTTTTGAAAGGGCCGACCGATGAAGCAGATCGCATTCATAATCCTGATCACCATCTTGATGCTTGGCGGCATAGGGTTCGCCCTCGCCGACGAGACCATCACCATGACCGGCGGCTCCGGCGGCCGGACTGTCAGCATCACAACGAACGCCAACGTGATCGCCATCTCCCCGCCCGCGCGTCTCGTGTCCATCAGCAACGCAGGGAGCGGTGTTGTCTATGTCGCCATCCGTGTAAACGGTACGGAGTTTGCCGCCATGGTGGCCAGCACCAACGCCACCCCCGTCGCTGCCTCGGCCGTGTATGAGTTCGTAGGAGGCGCCCCCATTGACTCCATCGTTTTACAATCGGCAGCAGATACAACCAACGCAGTCAGCATAGGGGCGCAACGATGAAGAGGACTCTCGTATTGGTGATGTGCGCAATGGTCGCGGCGAGTGTTAGCGCCAGCGGATACCGGGCAGGCACTCCGGCGAATGTGAACATCGTCGGCCCTATCTCTGCCGGCGGGAACCTAGACGTCGAGATAAACGACCAGCACACGCGGACAGGCGACATCTTCTTCTCCCAACGGATCGGCACCAACCTATCTCTTCAAGCCGAGGCAGCGCTTGACGCGTGGGAAATTACGATGCCAACCGGCCACGGGATTCTCGTTGGCGAGCAGTTGGTTATGTTCGACGCCGTGGCCGGCCGTCTATACATAGGCAACGCCTTGACGACCAACGCCAACACCGTCACGCTGGACACTCCGATCAATCATACCTACCCCGTGGCATCGAGCGCGGTAGTGCGTAGCACCAAGGAGATGAACGTGGATGGGTCGTCGAACAGGCAGACCTTCTCCATCGAGCCGCCGATCGATATCGAGATAGATGTGACGCGGATTATGTTCCAGATCATCTGTGAGGATCCGCCTGCTTTCGATGACTTCGGGGATATCGAGGACGGGCTGGTACGCGGGGTCGTGTTGCGTGTTGTCAACGGCATCAACGTAAACTACTTCAACGTGAAGACGAACGGCGAGCTGGTGAATCTGATGTTTGATGTGTCCTTCTATGACCAGACCGGTCCACAGGGCGTCAACGGGATCGGCGGCCGGCTTACCTACGGCGGTCGGTCGAAGCACGGCGCTGTCATTAGGTTGGGCGAGGGCGATACGCTCGAGGCTATTGTGCAGGACGACCTCACGACCCAGACGCAGTTTAGAATGATGGCCACGTTCCACGAAGTATCACCATAGAGGAGAATCCAATGGTATCACGCAGACAGAACAGCAAGCAGATCAGCAGGCCCCCGCAGCATAAGGCAGTCCAGGCGCCGGCAGTGGCGAAGGTTGCCGCCCCGGTCAAGAAGCAGACCGTCCTCGACGTGAAGGCAGTCGGCTCTGTCCGCGTGCTTCATGATGGCCGCGCCATTGTCTCGGTCGATGGCGACACTGAGACGATCTCCGCAAGCAAGGTTCAGATCACCATCGAGGATTAACCCATGGCCGACCTAGTCACAACCGGAGCGGCGAAGACCTTCATCGGGATTGCTGAAAGCTGCGAGACTCCACAGCTCAAGAAGCTGATCGGCTATGTGTCGGACGCCGTCGAGAAGTACCTCGGCCGGACACTGGCGCTGACCGAGTACCGCGAATGGGTAGACGGCAGCGACGCGGCATATCAGCGGCTCAACAACTGGCCCGTCACGCGACTCTATCAGGTGGCCAGCGGATCGCAGAACCTCGGGCGGCTGACGTACTCCGGCAGCTCGCCGGAAGCGTTCGCCTCGAGCGATGGCACCACGCTGACGCTTGTCGATTCGTCAGCCCACGACATCACGCTGGCCAGCGCTGCAACCGGCACGGCGCTGGTCGCGGCGGTTGGTGCGATCACTGGCTGGACGCTGTCGCTCTATACCCCCGACCTCGGCGGCTACGATACGCGCAAGCTGCGGCCATTCAGCGACTACGCAAACGACGGCAACAGCATCGACCTCGAGCTACCCGAGGATACCATCTACGGCGCCCGCGTCTCGGAGAATAGCGAGTGGCTGATCGAGGGCGGCTTCCCTGGTGGCGCATCGAACATCTTCATCTGGTACAAGGCTGGATACTCAACGATCCCCGAGGGGCTGCAGTGGGCTGTCCTGCAGATTGTGCGGGATGCCTACTACTCCAGCAAGGCAGGCCGCGACGTCACCAAGGAAAGCGAGAAGCTTGGGGATTACAGCTATAAGAGCAGCACCGGCGGCAACTCGGCAGAGGGCGGCTATAGCCTCGCCGACATCGTCGGCAGCTACGGGCAGCAGTTGTCGCCCTACAAGCGAGGGGAGTTTGCCTGATGGATGTCTCGGGAATGCTTAACACCACATGCACCGTGAGCACGCTCACGGCCGCGCAGGACGCGATAGGCGGCACGGAGGAATCCTATGTCGCCCGCTTGTCTGACGTGCGCTGTCGCGTGCGCGCGCTTACAGGGAACGAAGTTCCGGCATTGGGAACCGATCGCCAGAACAGCACGCACCGGATCTACATGGTGCCGACCGCCGACACGCTGGCCAGCACCGACAAGGACCGCATCACCTCGAAGAGCGGGCGCGTCTACGACGTGACCTTCGTCAACGATGTGGACGACCACGGCTTCACCGACGGAGGCGCAGGCGGTGGCCTGCTGCAGATCGACGCGGAGGTTCGTTTGTAATGGCTGCTGCTAGAGATTCAAAAGGCCGGTTCGTAAAGGGAAGCGGAAGCGGTAGGGGGAATGTTGTGAATTGGCGCGGCGGAGCACTGGCAGCAAAGGTGCGCCAGCGTGTCGGCATGCGAGTTGTTCTTGCGGCAGAGATGCTGGCCAGCGACATTCGCGGAGCCTTCCCCGCGTCTGGCGCGGCAGGGACAAGCAGTGGCGGTGGCGACAAGGACAACCCGAGCGACCCCGGCGGCATCCCTCACGTTCAGACCGCGCACCTGAAGCGGAACATAGGGGTGGAGCGAAAGAGCGAGACGGTCGCGCGAGTCGGTACTGGTATCGGCAACCGTAGCAGTGTGGGGTACGCCGTCCACCTTGAATACGGGACGCGCAGCATGGCCGCGCGTCCGTACTTTCGTCCGGGGCTGAAACGCAACAAGCGCAAGTTCGGCACAATCATAGGAGGCAAGGTTATATGAGCGCAACCCAAGCAGTCCTCGCCGCAATCGTGACGCGGTACAAAAGCACAGCAGGCGACGCGATCCGAGCGGCTGGATGTACGGGCCTATACTTCGGCAGGGCGCCGCAGGAGGCTGTCTATCCGTTCATCGTGATGAATGTCCCGGCGTCCGAGTCGGTGCCGACAATCGGGCAAGGCTCAAGCAGTGGCGCGATCTATGACGACATCGACATCAACGTCGGCGCCTTCGACGATAAGCGCACGCCGTCCCGAGGGTTGTCGATCATGAGCGCATGGGGCGCGGCATTCAATTTTGTGACGCTTTCCCTCGCCTCGCCCTACAAACAAATCGAGGGGCACAAGGTAACCGACCTGATCCCCGTAGAAGAGCCAGACCAAAAAGGCTGGCATTGTGTGACGACGTTCGTCTATAATGTGGCCGAGTAAAGGTCACGCAGAAACAAGGAGCAGAAAATGGCAATGAGTCAAAAAGCGATCAGCGGATTCGGCGGGACTGTCACCGTCGGGACTTCCGGTGTAGAGGTGGTAGAGTTCAATGCCACGATCAATTCCGAGAACTACGACAGCACGCACCTCGGCAGCTCCGGCTTCCGCGAACGCAAGTTCTTGATCCAGG